TCCAAGTTACGTCGGTGCCAGACGGCGAATTCGCCATCTCGCGCTCAATCATCTTGTCTCGCTCTCCGACAGTCATCCCCTTTATCATCATCGGGTGTTTCCCAACGCATCGATCCAAGACAGCGTAGTACGGTCCCAACACCCAGCATAGCACCTCCGGGAGCGGAGTGATGTTGCGTGGCTTCTTCGTCACCTCGATCTTGATGAAGCAACGGGCCTTCAACGTTCTCTCCAACTCCTCCCACGCCCACTCCTCGGAGTACGCCTCGCGGCGCCTCCTAAGAGCGGGCGGAAACCTGGCCAGCCATTGGGCTCGCCAGTGGTGGTGCCATGCCGGGGGGGGTGTACCACTGGTATGGTGGTGGGGTGGGTCCGTGCACGAACCAAGGAGCTGGCGGCTGGATTGCCACCGGTGGAACCGCATCCATTCCACCTCCTCGGCCTCTGCCACGACCGCGGAGCGACGCACCTCCTCGACGAACGCTTGAACCACGTCCGCCGTCTGTACGTCTGCGATCGCGCGCACTACCCTGGAAGCCTCCTTGCGCTCGCGGCTTCTTGGTCCCCTGGCTCCCGGCTGCAGAATTGCCGCCATCACCGCCTCCCTCCTCAGGTCCTCGTCGATCTCCATCTTGGCCAGCAGCTCCCGGGCGCACGTCGTTCCAAGACACCCGCACGCTGCTACCGGAATCCGACGCGCCGTCGGAAGGTTGGGGCTCTGCTCCAGGTCGAACGATTGGGGCATCAGGTACTTGCTCCCCGACCGTCCTCGCAGCAAGAGCTGCAAGCAGTGCGACCCTAAACAGATCCGTGGTTCCGGCGTCTTCTGGACGACCCTCAGTTGAATCGACGCCAGGGCGTTGATTTGGCCGATCTCCCCCCCTGTGATGGGAAATAACCCCGGCTCCGTCACCAAGGGTGGGGTGATCTGCACCCCCGGCCTCCTCGCGCCCCCGCCGCTGAGAATCCCTGACCCTGGCTCCTGGCCGGCGGTCAGTGGGAATGTCGTCCATGTACATGCCATGGGTGGGGTCAGCACTCACGCCACGGAAACAGTAGTCGATGTACAACCAAAAGGTCCAAAACCAGCGCTTGACCCAGCGCAGCTTGCACCACCAAACACGCTTCTCGTGCTGGTGATGGTACTCTTCCACCGCCTCCGCCGCGAGGTTCAGTTGCTGGTCCGAGCACTCCGACATAACGATGCTGTTCGCGTTCCTGGTGATCCGCCCCTCGTCCACGAAGCGGGACAGTTTCGTGACCTGACCAATCTTGATCGACACGATGTCCCCGCCGCGCTTCGAGAAGTAGAAACCCCTTTCCGCATCCAGCAGCACGCTTGCCGTGGGCACGTCCCGGCCTGCATCCGAACGCAGCTCCTGGCCCTTCGTGTGGCCCTCGGCTTGCGCCCAGATAGCGATGGCTCGGTAGCCCGACTCCTCATCAGCCCCCACCACAGAGTAGGAGTTGACATGCCCTCCGCCCAAGAACCATCCCTCGTCCTGCCACCCGTGGATGGGGTGGAAGTACGTGGCACCGCTCAAGGCACGGCTGTATGCCCACTTCTTCTCCATGTCGACAAACCTCTCCTCCAACTCCGTCTCGACACGGAAGTCTTTGGTGATTATGAGCACCCCCTTCTTTGCAAGAGTGCCAAGGGTATCCAAGTCGCAGTACCAGTCGGCATCAACAATCAACGTCGGGAGGTTGTACGCAACCGTCGACTGCCTCTTGATCGTCGGGCCGAAGCATTGCGCCTCGCTCGACGCGTCCAAGACAGCGTCCGTGTTGTGCACGACCACCTTAATGGCGTCCGGCTTGCCCTCCGCGTAGCGGGAAGGCTTGCCGTACAGGTCCTGGATGGTGACTTTGCCATTGTCGCCAACCCAGCCCTGCAGAAACTTTAGTCCCTTCTGATACCAGTCTTGCCTGGTTTCGGCAAGTGGTCCGTGCGGATTGTTCCTGTGTTCACGCACGTTCCACGACGCGTACCGATCGAGCTTTCGCGACGGGGGGGGGGG